GTCCGAAGTTGTGTCTATAAAACTCTACGATATCCGGGCCATCAAGAGACTGTACGATTTCTCGTTAATGAATGCGGTTTGAGCAGAGATGAACTGACTAGTATTTTTCAAAAATCCTGTCCAGCCGCAGACGATTTGGTAATTATAAAGGTTGGAGTGGACAACTGGAAAGAAGAAATTGTAATTGAGTGTAATTCTCAGTTCTCGGCCATGCAAATGGCAACCGCTTTTCCCATATCTGCCGTGGCCTTTCTTATAGGAACTCGTGTCATTGAGTCCGGTGGGCCATTGGCCTACAAAGATGTACCGTATACAGAGTTTGAACAAAAATTAGATTTTCTTTTTGAGGAAGTTAAATGAAAACTATTTTTAACAAAAAAAACGTAGATTGTATGAAACAGCCTCTCTTTCTTGGTGAAGACTTGGGCGTTCAAAGATATGATCGTTTTAAATATCCCGTGTTTTTTAATTTGTACAAAAAACAAATCGAATTCTTTTGGCGTCCAGAAGAAATCGAATTAAAAAAAGACCGAGGCGATTTTAAGGAAATGTCCGATAACGAAAAGTTCATTTTTACTTCTAATCTCAAATATCAAACTATGATGGATTCTGTTGCAAATCGAGGAGTACCCACATTATTGAACTTTGTCTCAAATCCAGAACTAGAAGCGTGTATGAATGCGTGGGGATTTTTTGAGCAGATTCATAGCTATAGTTATACATATATCATTAAGAATGTTTATAATGATCCTACCGCAGTTTTGGATAGTATTCTTACCGATAAAGAAATCCTCAAACGAGCCGATGCTACGATTAAAGAATACGACACTCTGCGTAAGATGGGCAAAAATAAATCCATTGAGAACGTTAAGAAACAAATTTATCTTACACTTATCAGCGTCAATATCCTTGAGGCCGTTAGGTTTTATGTTTCTTTTGTCTGTGCTTTCGCATTTGCTGAAAACAAAAAAATGGCTGGTAACGCAGATATAATTAAACTAATTAAAAGGGACGAAGCACTACATTTATCTAGCTCACAGGAAGTGCTTAAGATTTTGAAAAAAAACAAAGACGAAAAATTTCTTACCACCACCAAAGAGTGTGAAGAAGATGCTATTAAAATGTTTGAGAGTGCGGCTCAAGAAGAAAAAGAGTGGGCTTCATATCTATTCAAGGATGGATCAATTATTGGACTAAATGAGATCGTGTTACATCAATATATTGATTGGCTATGTATGTCACGCAGAAAAACAATTGGATTGCCATATGAAAATGTTGGTAAAAATCCCATCGCCGGATGGACTGAGCCGTGGATGAGTAGTGAGGCGGTACAAGTAGCCCCTCAAGAACATGAGATCACTAGTTACAAAATTGGTGCTAGCAAAAACGATTTGGCCGATATGGACTTTGAAGATATGGAGCTATAGATAATTGAAAAATTCGGTTGAGCTTTTAGGATATTATGGATCAGATGAAGTCATTGCTTGTTCAGCGTGGACTAGCACCAATCGTGATTTAACAGAAGACAAAAAGACTCGCGTGAGTAAACTAATCAATATGCTCTGGAACAATGGGCACGAAACTCCGTTTGAAAAAGGCTTAGTTCACTTCCTGGTCAATACAGATATTGCTTCTCATATTCACCTTCTTAAGCATAGAATAAGTAGTCTGAATGCAGAGTCAGCGAGATATAAAGAGTTAAAGGAAGATAAATATTATGTTCCAGAGGATTGGAATGGTATTATAGCTAATACAGATTTTGCCGGATACAGCACTTGGTCGCACGTATTACGTTGGTACACAGAACTTGGTAATAAATGTTATCATGCTTGCGTGGCAGACCTTGAACCAGCTTTAGGCCGTAAAAGAGCCAAAGAATCCGCCCGATTCTTTAAAACTTACAATAGCCAAATACAGGCTGACATTATGTTTAATATGCGTAGCTTTGCGAATTTCTTAAAGCTGAGAAATAATGAACATGCACAGGTTGAAATTAGAGACATTGCACAGGAGATGCTTACACTCGTGACAAATATTGACGGTAATCCTTTTAAGCACACTTTAAGGGCAATGTGTCCAAGTTGAACAAATCGGAGATGAAATGAACAAACCGTATGAACATAATCATGATCACGACGCCAGAATGAAAATGTTAGATGAATCAAAATCGCGTTGTGCCGCTCGTCAACAAACACACGCTTTTTATCTGTTAGTCCAAAAAGTAGTAAAATGGCATCATGATCGAAACCTTATCGACGGCAGTTGTGATAAAGATCAGGTTCTGAAGTTATTGCAGGAATTGGGCGAATTGTCGGACTCAGTATGTAAAAATGAGGACATAAAAGACGATATTGGTGACATGTTGGTCGTGATGATTAACATTTGTGAACGCAATAACCTGAGCCTTCGTGACTGTCTACAGGTAGCCTACGACGATATTAAGCATCGAAAAGGAAAAATGGTGGATGGAATTTTTGTAAAAAAGGACGATTGAATGCGTATATAGTATTAAATTGGACACCTTTGATGGGAATTTTCAATGCCTACCAGCGACTTCGGAAATAATAGAATATATTGGGCGTGCGAAGCTGTTCTAATCAAAGCACGTCAAACAACCACAACGGGGGGAACTGTCGCCCCAGAAGATGGAACCCTTTTAAAGGGCGTACAATCAATAGGTATAGACTCTGCTTTAGAGAGGACTCCTTACTCTGATCTGGGCCGCTTTCAGAAAGAATATGGTAGCTATGGAAAGCAAATATTTACAATAACTATCGAAAGAGTCATAGATGGTGGCAGCGGTAGTTTTTTTTATTATCCCGCCGCATTTACGGACTATGAAGATTCCCATCTATTGGCCACAGCCAATCTTGGTGTTGACGGCTTTTCTAATTCTTTGAGAAACTATGATATCACAATAATTTATAGTTCAGAAGACGATGATTACGTAGGGGAGGCGGGCACTAAAGTATCACAAACCACATACCGATGTTGTCTCTTGACAGAAGCCGGTTATTCAATACCAGTAAGTGGACCGATTAGGGAAAGTCTTACATTTACTACCAGCATAGCAACGCATAATGACAATACAACCCTGAGTGACTATACTTTTGGATATCCTCATAGTGCCAATCTCCTAAAAAGACACCACGTAGACACCACTAATTCTGTTTTTCCGACCGAGGTAGAGCGAACATTTTATTTAGCAACCTCAAAGGATTCAGTCCCTATCTATGGTTTGCAAAGTATAGACATAGGAATGAGTCTCGATTATAACGATTTGTTTGATGAGGGTGAATTTGGTGGTGCTAGAGGAGACAGAGCCCAACAAAATCAAATGAAACAAATAGCACTTCCGGTCGGTGTAACTGCCGCTTTTACTGGAGTCGTAAGAGATCAATATTATGGCCAGACGGCTTGGCAGTGGGAACTCACAGATCAGAACTTCGGAGCAACAGACGGGGGCGAAGGTGGAGACATCTCAAAATACAAAGTAGACAGAGAAATAAATATAGTAGCAAAGGTGGGTTCACGTTATTTTCAATGGATGCTAGGTAAAAAAAATTATTTAACAAGCATAAATTACTCGGGCGGAGACTCCGGCGGAGGAAATGTAGAAGCAACGCTTTCATATCAAAATGAACATAGTGATTTCATAACATACCAAAATAACACTTCGCAAAAAGCCAATCCCACCCCAACCGATAACGTTATCTATTAAGACAATATGGCTAGAAAAAAAAGAGCATCAAAGCAGCCGGTTAGACAATCTAGAAAAAAATTACGACCAAAGACCAAAAATCAATCCGAATATATTCAGTCAATGGTTGAATCAGATGTAACATTTTGTTCTGGACCGGCTGGATCTGGAAAAACAGCAGTTTCGGTGGGGTTAGCCTGTGAATATATTTTGCAACACAAGGTAGACAAAATAGTTATAACAAGACCCGTAGTCGAGTCGGGCAGAGGGTTGGGATTTTTACCAGGAACACTTACAGACAAGGTTCAACCGTATCTCGTTCCCATCACTGAGGAAATGAAATTATATCTTGGAAAAGGAACCTATGACTCTATGAGAGCGACAAACACTATAGAAATATGTCCACTTGAATATATGCGTGGAAGAAATTTTCATAACGCTTTTATGATACTTGATGAAGCACAAAACGCTACCTTTGAACAAATCAAAATGTTTTTGACAAGAATTGGTATAAACTCTAAAGCCGTTATCAATGGAGACCTAGACCAAACAGATCTTCATGG